AGAATTTATAAGGTATGCAGTTGTATAAGGATTTTGACCGCTTGACCGAACTCCTGAAATAAATTGGGAAAATTCATCCTCATCATATTCATCCCAATCTGGAATGCCGTTTCTCCATTTTGTTGCTGTAATTAAACTTTTATTTTCCTCAAACAATTTTGATTGAACGCTCTTTCCTTTTAGTTCAAAAGTGAATGTTTCAGGATTATTAAAGAAACGGAAAACCATTAATTTCCAAATCAAATTTTTCAAACTTAATCCTTCGTCAAGAAGAATGTTTTTAATTTGCCATTGACTATTTCTATCAAGCTCCCGATAAACATTGGTGAACTTTGACTCTTGAAAAATCTTATTGTTAGTCCAAGGTCTTTCTTTTTTCTCAATGAACCTTCGTTTCCAAATAATCTGTCTTTCGTACATCGTTTCAAAAAACAATCTTAAATGCGGTTCATAAACTTCCAAACTTTCGTCAGGCAGTTTGTCATACCAAGATGATGTTTCAAACATAACTAAAACTTTTTTGAATTAATTCTCATTATCATTTCTCTTTTTGCTTCTACATTTCCTTTTTTCATTAATTTCAATAACGCTGTTTTTTTCAACTTTTTAAAAGGTCTGTTTTTAGCTGTTATTAATTTCAACTCTCTCAAATCAAAATTACACATATTACCATTTGTTTTCGGCTTTCCTACGAAATGAGCTGATACTAACGGCAAATATGAATTTCCATGAAAGTAATAAATCTCAAATAACTTTTTACCCCAAATACTATCTTCTGAATCTCTTACAATATCTCCATTTTTAAAGTATCTCCAAACCACAGGGTTGTCGTTCTCTTTCGGCATATCTCACTTTTTTCTTTTAATAACTATGTAAAAAAGGGAACCAAGTTTCACAACTCAATTCCCTTTACATCTTAATTTATTATCAAAAAAAGTTAAAATTTAAAAGTAGTCATTTGACGTGGAGTCAATTCATACTCTGTTCCATCTTTTAAAGAACCTAAAATTTCACAAGCCTTAATGTCAACCATAATATTACAAATTGCCCTTACGCAATCATTATAAGCTCTACGTGCATTTGATTGTTCTTGATTTTCTGGAACGTTCACATGTTTGTCGATAGCATCTTCAGCAGATAATGTATCAACTGAAACGCCTTCTTTTCTCGGCACATACGTTTCTTCCCAATCGTAAACCTTATGACCGCAATCCATTTTAATTCCAGCAGTCCAATATGTTTCAGGCTCTTTTGTTGGGGCTGACCCGCAATCTTTCAATTTTTCATTCGCTTCGTTTTTCTTAACGGCAAGTTCAGCGTTCAATTCAGGTAAAACAACATCAGTGATTTGTTTCTTTATTTCCTTACCTGTTTTTGAAACTTTAATTGAACTACCATAATCCAAAGCGTTCATAATGTCCGATTTCTCAACCTCTGAAGGCTCTTCATCAGTTTCTTCTTCTTTTTCAGGCTCTTTTTCTTCATCTTCAGAAGCAGCTTTTTCAAAAGGATTTTCTTCACCATCAATTTGTTCAGATTCACCCCCCTTCGTCAACTTACTTTCGTCTGAAGTAACTTCCTGAGCATTTGAGAACCCGCCATATATGCGTCCCACTTGAGCTGCTCTTGCTCCTTGAATTGCTTTTTGAATGTCGTTCATATTCTTTTAAATTTATTTGTTTCTTTTTTATTTTATCGGCAAACCATAAAAATGCTCCAAACTGTATTTACCTTTATAACTGTATTTCTCCTTTTGTTCGTTTATATCATCAAGCATGTTTTCCAAAAGGCTTTTTCCGTTCTTGGTATAATAATCCATACTGTTATAAACTGATAGATTTAACCAAGTCATCTTTAAATTGAATATAACTTGACCCAAAACATCTTCTTCTTTCATCTTAGCAAATTCACAAAATTTAGATGTTATCCATTGAGCCATCGGTATCAAATCAATATTTTCTGGAACATGATACGGTGAAATTGAATCAATGAACTTTTCAAACGCTTTCGCTCCGAACCCTCTTTTCAATTTTGGAATATTGTCAGAAGTATCTCCCATGATAACCTTATATAACAAAACTTCAAAAGGTTTAACCGCTATAACTTGAACATCCGTTTCCATGTACTCATTCCAAAAAACTTCTTTTTCTGGAACGCAATACATTTTCAAATTTTTAGAATTATTGTTAAACAAAGAAACTCTATAATTCATGATTTGTCTAATGTCTGAATCACCTGTTATTATTACCAATTCTTCATCCTTTATGAAACTGAAATAAATACTCCAAGCGTATAACAAATCATCTCCTTCTGCCCCCATGACCCTACTAACAATCAAACCTTTTTTGCGAAGTAACTCCTCAAACATATTTAAAACGTTCAGGAAATGCTTGTAAAATGGTTCTCTGACTCTTGTAAGTGAATACTTATAATCTTCATAGAAACTATGTCTCCAACTTGAAGAGTCAATCACAAATGCAACAGTCTTTACGTCCTTAAATTTATTGACTGTATGGCATAAGTCAATGATGCATTTACGAAGCAAAACTTGTTGCTTCTCTGGGTCTTGTAGAACTTCGTTCATATCCTGACCTTTATAGTAGGTTGAAAATATGGAGAAATTGCGATGAAATAAATAGTTACCGTCAAATAATATATTCATAATTTATATCCTTTAATAAAACCGTTTGGAATCTCATTTTCTTTGCCATTGAATCTCATTCTTTTTTGACCATCATTTATCCATATAAATTTTGAACCAAATAAAGGATGTTTAGAACCAGAAAAATCAGCATGATTCAAAGCAATTTTACGTTTATGTTCTTCACTGAACTTCTTTCCCTTCTTAACTCTGGACAAATGTTCTCTTCCTCCGTTTTTCATTCTTTCTTTTGTTATTTTTGAAACCATCATTCTTCTACCTTCAGCATCTTTCCACGACTTTTTAGCAGCAATAGACATATTCATCTTACCTTCTTCTGACCTTTTAGCTCCTCTTCTTCCTCGTAATTGTTTGGTAACCTTAGCAGCAACAGATGGGTCTTTCATAGGACTTCCTGAACCGAAATTGTTAGCAGTTCCCCAAAGTATGTTACATCCTCCTACTTCATAAGAATAATGAGCTTTTTCATGTTTGATGAAATATTCTTCCATCTTATCAAGAACCTTCTGTGAACAATTATCTGAATAAAACAATACTTCTCGTTTGATTAGTTTACGCCAACAGGTTGGAAACTTTCTTCTTAATCCTTTACAAAATCTTTCCCACGTCTTGCCGCTGCCATCATAAACAAAACAGTCATTTCTTAAAAATTGTTCTTTTGAAATATCTCGCATAAATTGTCCTACATAGAACGGTTTGTAACCAAAATATTTCAAACTGCTCATTATAGTGAACTTGTAAATTATCCCCGACATATTAAATTACTTTTTTCATAAGACTTAATACTTGTGTAAAATAACTATGGAAGTCAAACTTTGAAGAATGACCCCCATAATGTTTTAACATACTGATATTAACCTAACAAATTAACATTTGATGCCTGAGCCTTTGCTCCCGAACTTACTGGTTTGTAAAGCTCCGTATTTTTCCCATCTTTGAAACCCTTGGAATAAGAACTGTCATAATTTACTTTTTTTCTTCTGCCAGTGCCTGTTTTATATTTATTCGATATATATTCAGTAATTGCTGCATCGTTGCGAACTACCAACGCTGTTACCTTCGTTCCAAAGGTTTCATCCTTTGCTTTATCAATGTCGCTTTCTTCTTTCAGCTTAGCATCCAAACCAGCCGCACAACCCATGAGATAACTTCTTTGATATTTATCTTTACTCATTGGACGCATTGAATATTCCGCTGTTTTCTTGTATTCGTTGAATCTGGTAGTTGAGAATTTAACAAACCGCTCCGATAATAATTCACGCAACCATTTAACCGTTTCAAGATTTTCTTTTTTACCGAACATCAAAAGAGTTTTGTAAGTTTTACCCCACTGAAAACATTTGCAAAAATTCCATTTACAAAGAACGTACAAAAGTCTAAATTCCCATTCTCCACCAATGCTTTTATAAGTGAATCCGCTGGTCTGTTCTTCCATAACAACATCCGCTTTCTTTTCTTCATCTGACCCTATCTCTTCCATTGAAAGATTATATTGGGTTAAAAGTCTTTGAATTGCTGCGGCTGCCGCATTTGCTTCTCCTTCAGAATTAATCTTTTTAGCACCTTCGTACATTGTTTTCAGCTTTCTCAGCTTACTCAATACCCTGTCTAAATTTTGATTTGTTGTCGTTTCCATTTTTAACAATTTTATTTACGATTAAAATTTAATTATTCACATTTAAAATCTTGTATAAAACCTAAATGATGTTTTGCTCTGGTGTACGCTACATAAACAAGATTTCTTTCTTGTTCGGCCATCCAAGGAACTTTCATGCAATGTTTCAAATAAAGTTTATCTTCACATATTATAAATACTCTGTCGCTTTCTAAACCCTTTGACTTATGAATCGTGCTCAAACAAATTCCATTTTTATTGTTATCCGAAAAAATCATATCTATGCGGTCAATTACCTCTTGAGCTGAATTCAAACCTTCTGAAAGAACCTCAATAGCTTTTAACTTATCTTCATACGTTTTGTAAATATCGGTTTCACGTGCTTCTTCTTCACTGCATTTTAGCTTGCTAACGGTCTTAACTACTATGCGTGATAATTCCTTTTCAAGTCTTTCTGAAACGTCATTCATTTGCTTGCGATTAGTTTTCTTAATCATGTTAATCAGGTTTGTTCCTATATCCCGACCTTTTACATATGCCTTAACGCCTGAACCGATATATTTCATACATAATTTTACCAAAGGTGCTGAAACTCTACAAAGTATCATATCTCCATCCTTAACATCTTCTATGTAACTTTCTCGGTCAACTACTCCTGAAGGTGCATTGTCCTTAGCTTCTATTTGTGGAACTATTCCTTTCGCAAGTTTTATAATTTCTTCGTCACAACGATAACAAACCGACAACGGCAATTTTGCGGTGCGTGGCGTACTTTTTAAAAGATTAAAACTTTCAACATCCGCTCCAGCAAATCCGTATATTGCTTGCCTTGGGTCTCCAACTGCAACGAAACGTCCATCAGGCTTCAAACATTTCAAAAATAGATTTCTTTGGGCTGCGTTCAAATCTTGACATTCATCTATAAAAACCCAATCAAAAGTAGGAACGTTTATTTTTTTTACATTTGGGAAATAAATCATATCAGTAAAATCAATTGACTTCAATTCCATTTCTCCCCATTTAATAGCTCTTATTGCTAAACTCACTTCATTATCCATCAATGAAATATTGTGCTTATCTGCTAAATCATTTAAAGAAACAGAATCAGTTGAAAGATTTACCCTGCCTAAATCTATGAGCTTTAAAATATTAGCTTTCCATTCTGGATATTCTTCATCCGTCAAATTCTGATTGGGTGATAAATTTCCGTATTTTATTCCATCGTTCACCCAAATCTTGTATTTATCTACTTGTAAGGAACATTTCAAAGTCTTCATAACCGCTGAAGCTCCAAGACTATGAAGTGTGCGTATTTCCACGTTTGTTTTATTCCCTATCTTTATTTTCAATTCTTCAACGATGGCTTTGTTGAAAGCTAAAAATAAAACCGATTTATCTGAAGGGATGAGATTTAACGCATTTACAATGGTTGTAGATTTACCCGAACCTGCAACAGCATCGATGACCGCATTTCCTTTACCTTTTTGAATGTAAGTGTAAACGGCTTTTTGATATTTACTTGGTACGAATGCCATAATGTTGAGCTTTTAATTTGTATTTCTGTTACGAAGTTACGGACAATTTTTTAAACGGCAAAACTTTTTGCTACTTTTTAACGCTTTATTGCTAAATTTAACTTTGTTAAAATAAAAAAGAGACACTTTCACAGCATCTCTCCTTTAAAATCGACAGTTTTACAAATCAAACATTTAATATCAAATTGCCTTCTTCAGCTAACTTTACCAATTCTTCTTCTTTCGGTATCCAGCCGCAAACAAATATCAATTTAAACCCTTTTGATTCAGCAATTTTATACCAAGCTCTCGCCAATCTTTTAAACCTTTCATCATGCATATATAAATCGTAATCAGATACAGATATTTGCCACCAAGTGTACGTCATATCAATATTACCTGTAAGATGACCATATGAAATAATTCCATCTTTCAGGCTCTCTATTTTCTTAACAACGCTCAACAAAAATGACTCTTTACCCATAACCAATTAATTTAATTCACAAGCACCGCCAGAACAACCAATGGCAGCCATATCTCCAGAAAAAATTTCCTTTCTGTTACTCATAATAACGTTGAAGTCAATTTCATTGTTATCTAAATACCCTTTTATGTCATTGAACTCCTGTTCTGTTTCTTCTGAAGATAACCTCTGGAAAGGTGCGTTGTCATAAATTTGGTCTCCATGTTTAGGCAATAAAGACACGCCAGTAAAAAGATAATCGTTGGTAAATAAAACAGAAGCAACTTCATCCCATTCATCGTCTGAAACTTCTACTGTTGCTGATACGTTATTTGGAACCGCCTTTCCGCTCAAACTACCTTTATTTATCCAATAATGTTTTACCATACTGATAAATTTCAAATGTTCTACGGCTGAAACTTCGTCCTTAACTACTAAATTTTCATCCCATGATTCTATTGGGAAACTTATAACCGCTTCATCACCCCTCAAAATTTTAACCAATGGAGTATCTTTCAAAGCAATAAATTCTGGACTGTAAGTTTTTATGCGAACCCTTCTCAAATACTTATTAGCATGAGCTGGATGAATTCCGCTACAATACAATCCTAAAATACTTGAAGCGTTTCCGCTCGGTTTAATAGTGGTACAAGTCCTGCTCTTATTTATTCCAAACTCAGCAGCATATTTAGCGTTTGTTTCTGCCACTACTCTCGCACCTTCTCTTAATACCTCATTTCTCAGTTTAGGATTGGCGTACATGCCTGTTATGCTCACTCCAATAGCTCTATCACGCTCCGCTACATCTTTAGAAGCATCTGAAAGGTATTTAAAGTCAGTGTAAAGTGATTGAACCGTGGCGACAAAAGAAGCAACCCTACAAGCCTCAAAAAATTCTTCTTTACTCTTAACCCTTTCAGCATTTATTTCAACCAGATTACAAAAAGCAAAACCAGTTTCTCCATTTATGCTCGGTTTCATCACTATTTCAGCGCAAGGATTGACCGTATATTCATAACTCTTAACGTTCACAAAACCTGGTTCACCAAATTGCCTAATAACAGATAACTTTTCTTTCAGCTCCTTATAACTAATTGAATCTTCAAAGGTTGTTAATATGCTATTATTAGCCATTGCTCTTTGAGGATTTTCAGCCCACCAATTTCCTGTTTTAGCTCTCAGCATTAAATCATCATCCTTATCAAAAAGAGCAATCATTGCGGAACGTCTTACACCGCCACTAACTACACTGTCTGCAATATGGCAAATAATGTCGTGAATTTCTATGCTCTTCAACTTTCTACCTTGAGAAAGTTTCATGATTTCCTTAATCTTTTGGTGAGCTCTTTTTAATGGTTCTGGGCCAGGTGCTGAAAACTTTCCGTCAATCAAAGAACCTTCTGGACGAATGTTATCAAAATAAATCTCAGGAATTTCCCCATTGAAAAGAGCATACATAAGCTCCTTAATAGAATCAGCCCAGCCTTCAATTGAATCTTCAACTACAAATAAAGGTCTTTTAACACCGCTAAACGGCTTAACTTCAGGCAACTTTTTTATATAATCTTTATGCAAAGAATAACCAACGCCCGCACCACATAGTAACAAATACATGGTTTCAGAAAAAACATCAACCCTATCAATATAGGTGCTACAACAATTGTATAACTTAGCTTCATGTTTTAAAATTCCGCTTAACGGATTAACGGAAGCAAATTGTCTGCCTCTCTGAGAAGACAAGATTTTTTTATCATATTCAAGCTCTCTCGATTTATCAATCATTGATTTAATATCAGAGTTCAACAAACCTTCTTTTTCCAGCTTGATTTCATGCATATCATATATCCTGTCAATTGTCTCATTCCAGTTTTCCAAAAAACCATCTTTTTTCTTTTGAGAATATTTTGAAAGAAAGACATAATCTGCTAAAAGTTCTATTCCACTTTTATCCATAACTTAACATTTTTATTCAATAAGAATATACTCATACCTGTCTATTCCTAAAATTATTTTGGGTGATTATACAGAAATACACCCCAATAAACATCAAAAGGTCTTAAATGATTATTTGGTTCCAGTATGACCGAACCCACCTGCTCCACGTTGAGTAGTTTCTGAAAAAAGTCCAGCGTATTCAAATTCAGCCTGAACTACATTTTCAACAAAAATGAATTGAGCTATTCTTTCGCCCCTTTTAAAACTTATAGGCTCTTCACCGTGATTTATTAATAAAACGTTACACTCACCCTGATAATCACTATCAATGGTTCCAGGTGCATTAACGCAAGTTATTCCGTGTTTGATTGCTAAACCACTTCTCGGTCTGACTTGAACTTCCATGTGAATCATTTTACGCTCTTTTGGATTTATCACAAAATCCTCATTAGCTTTCACATCAGCACCCGAACTTCTTTCAGTAGCATAAATTGGAGCTTGACCCCCATCTTTCAAAATGATTTTTACTTTTCTCTTTTTCATCTTTTTTATTTTTTTTACCCTTTTATAAACTATGATTATGATTAGCCTAAAAACGTATATTTGAAACCAGTTGTTAACAAATTAGCTGCTAATTTAGCAAGCCAGAAACTTGATGAAATATCATCATGTTCCCCAACGCTTTCAAGTCCATGGTCTGTAAACGCAACCGAACCAAGGTCACTAAAAATAAGGTCTTTTATATTTTGAGAATAAACGTCACCGACAGGAATATGAATTTTACCTCTTTCAAAATCAATAGCAAGTCCTGGCCATCCGCTCTTTAAATCATACTTATCTATTCCAGTAGTATGTCCTACAACTGGCAGTCCTTGTCGGTCTGACTCTTGTACAAAAATTTGTTGAAATGTATTTTGTTCCATGACTATGCTGTTAGGTCTAAATCTTGCGTTCAATCCTTTTAAAACCTGCATTTGTTCGTGAAACGTTTTCCCCTTTTCCCTATAAAGATTCAACAGCCATCTTTCTCCTGTTTCGTCATCAACCCCCCAAGTTGTAAACACGGTGTAGTCACTCCCTACGTTAGCAGAAATAGCAAAATCACATCCCATGACAACTTTATTAAACTTAATCGGAAAATCATCCCTATTTCTAACAAGAGTATAATTTTCCATTCTTAATAATGAACGCTCTAAAACCTTTAATGGGAATATTGAAGATTCATTGGTAATTGGACGACAAAGGTTTTCCCTACTAAAAATGATATTTCCTTGAGTGTTTTTCTTATCCATCAAATCAAGGAAACTCCAACGATGAGGCCAAAGTATTCTACCATCTGGGAAAATAGCAGGATATTCAATAACAAACCATCCTCTTGAATCCTTTGTGGCTTTACTTTTTAAATCTCCGTATAAATCTGATGCGTGGAACGGTGTTCCTACTACGATAATTTGACCGCCAGGAACAAGCATATTCATAATAACGGAATGAAAATAGTCAATGCTCTTCTGCCTCTGCATAGCACTGTAAATGACGTTATCCTTTAATCCATCATCTACTACTATCCAATATGGGTGGGCACCACGTACTGATGACCCAAATCCCTTACACGTCAATCTCGCTCCATTCTTACATACTATATTCGTACTTGCCCATGCCCCAGTGGTTTTTGAATTTGGAAACAATCTATCTCTCAATATATCATTCCCCTCAATCGTACCTTTTAAGATTTCCATAAGGTCAACCGATTGTTGTAATGAAAAGCTAAAAAGATAACCCCTATTGGAACTTGCCTTTGTAGGTCTGGCTGAAAATACTCCTGTTTTCGGTCTTGAATATCGGTACAACTGCCAAGCAGCATACGCATTGGAAAAATAAAAAGATTTCCCGTGGTCACGTGCGGCAATTGTACATAGCTTTTTATGTCTATGAACTAAATCACCCCATTCTAAATGATGCCAAGATAATTGAAAATCAGGCATAACTGAAGTGATGAAATAAGTAAGGTTTCTTGTTCTTAAAGTTTCTTCAATGGAATATGAAAGCCTGTCGGTGTATTTTGGAGAAAAATCAATATTGGTATCTCCAGTGTACATTACCTGAAACGTATCTTTCATTAAATTATCTAAAACATAATCAATATCACCTTGCGAACCTTGCATTAATTCCAAAATTCCCTTATCGTCCATCCCATCAATAATTTCATCAATGACATTAAGACATTCAAGCCTATGCATGGGTGATTGCAATATTGTAGTTGTATTTTGCTCTATCATCAACAAACCTTTTTAACGACAAAAAGCTAACAAAGTATGACCCCTGTTAGCTCTCTATTCTGTTTATACAATTAAACCATTAAAACTTGATTGATTCTTCAACCGTATTTCTGAATGCTTCATAAATTTCGCTCTTTTCCTTTTCGGTCATTTTCTTATCTGATTCAATTGAAGCCTTAAATCTCAAAATATCATTATTCATCGCTTGACACATTGATATGATTTCGGTTTGAATCGTTTGATGTTGTCTTTTAGGATTGAAATGTAATTTGAATTCATGAATACCTTTCGTGTATTCTAACATCCCAAAGGCACGAAGTAATTGAAGAACTTGTTCCGCTTTCTTATGAGTGAGATTAGTTTTTCTTACAACCTCTGTTCTTGTGAAAACAACGTCATCAACTTCTTCAATCGGTTTACCACCAGTTAAAATCATCCAAAGTTTGACGCACTGGTCTTCAGCGTGAAGCCTGTTTGAAGTATTATTCAAAAAATCGGCAACACTTACCCCTTCTTCTTTTTTGCCTTTCGTGGAAAGATAATCGTGAATAACACGGTCTTCAAGAATAACGACTTCAACCCCATTTTCTTTTGCTGCATTAATTGCCGCTGAAGATACGATAGGATTCAAACAAGCCATCATCATTACCTTTTGTTCGGCAGTCAACTTTGGCTTAGCTACGAACTCATCAGGTGATTTTTCAATCTCCGCTTCTTTTTTCTTTGAAGTTTTCCTCACCCTTTTGGCAGGCTCTAAACCAGCAGCACGGGCAGCTTCCATTTCTTCTCTCGTTCTCCTTTTGCGTTTTGGAGCTTCTTCTTTCAATTTTTCAGACATAACAATTTTATTTACGTGAATTATTTATAACTGTACTTTTGATTAACGTTTTTGATACTTTACAAATTTCCTAACAAGATAATCAGCAGCATCTTCTGGAGTTTCAAATAAATCCTTAATGGTTTGATTAGGCATAATTCTATATTTGTGATATGAAGCTTCATCAAGTTCATTCTCTTCAAATGAAGAAATAAATTCAGGATTTACAAACTCCACGTCATACAAAATCTTACTTACAGTTTCACGGTCATAATGAACCGAAATTACTTTACACTCAATAATGCTGCTCAAATGAATCATGAACCTCATATCTCCAAGAGTGGGAATATTAACATGCCTCTTAACAACATTAGGTTTTCCGCTGTAAAACTTCTTATTGAAGCTGTCTCCTTCATCCTTATATTTCAAAGGTTTCAAATCGGAACTTCTGGAACTTGGATAACCGTCAGAACCTCTTTCCTCATTATACTTTTTTGTTTTATTCCGAAATTTGTTGTAAATTTTTAAAGCAATAGCTGAAGAGTCAGGAATTACATTTGATTTGATTTTATAACGCATTGCGGAACGTTCACCCTCTCTTTCTATTAATCCAATTCGTTTCAACTCTTCAACTACTATGGGTGAATAATTTTTATGAACTCCAGCTTCAATCAATATTTTTGATATTGAACGCTCCTTAACACTTATCCAAGCATTCATATTTTCAACGTTCAAGATTTCTCCTAAAGCAAGTTCAAGTGATATCAAAATTTCTTCTTTCTTTGCCATAACAATTTTATTTACGATTTATGACAATATAAACTTTGTTAAAATTATTTTGCTCCACACTTAAACTCAAAGAACTCGTCACCCTTGGGTCTGCCTGAATTCGTTTCTTCTTTTACCGCCCCTTTCTTATCCCTTAACTTCTTCATAAACCATCTTAGCAAGTCCGCAGTAGCTTCTACGTCATTCATAGCACCATGAGCGTCAGTCAGCTTAATCTTAGCTTGTTGGCATGAAGCTCCTAAATTTAATTTTTCCTCACCCTTTATTCCGAACGCAAGTTTGGCTAATGGATAGGTATCTATGAAATTTGGGTGGTGCCATTCTTCTAAAGTTGATTTATTTCCAAAATTTAAAACCCAATTCAAAAAACGTATATCAAATTGAACGTTATGTCCTACTGGTAATAAACGTCCCATATCCCTATATTTTGTTTTCACTCTATGGTTTTCCCAAAATTCAGTTGCTACCGCTACAAACTCTTTATAGCTTAACCCAGCATTGATTTCAGACATTGTTACCATAGTCCTGTCCAGAGCATCTTGCTCTATAATCAAATCACCATAAGGCTTAACAAACGTTTCCCATCGGTCAATCTCCTTTAAAGTTTTGCCATCCAAAACCATTGCTGCGTATTGAGTTATTGGATTTTTGTTTTCATCCAAACCGCCTGTTTCGCAATCGAATACAATATAATTTGATTTCTGCATTATATTAAATTTTGTTTTCTAATTTTCCAAGAATTTATTGCTGATTCTCTCATTTTCTTTTTTGTTTCTTCAGAGAATTTTTTACCAGTTTGTCTTTTTACCATAGCTTCACTTATTCTTTGTTTAGCAGTTTCACTATGACTCTTTCCCTTAAAAAAACTTTGATGGTTTGAATAATACTTTCTGACTCCTTCAGCTCTTTTAATTCTTGTTTCTTCATTAACCGATTTATTTTTAATAGGACTAATCCAACCGCTCCGCTTTCTATCTTTCCAAACGTTTTTCATCTTTTGACTAAACTCTTCTGTTCTCTTTTTACCCTTATTCTTTTCAGATATTCTTTTAACAACTAAATCATCGTGTTTATACCCTTTGTGTGAAATGCTTAACTTTCTTTTTAACTCTTTACTTGCTTTCTTTCCTAAACATGGATGTTTATTTTCTTTGTAAAATTTCTTCAATGATTCAGATTGCTTCTTTCTACATTTTGGGTCTTTCATAGGACTTCCCGAACCAAACTTGTTAGCAGTACCCCATAAAACATTACAACCGCCTATTTTATAAGAATAATGAGATTTTTCTTTCTTGATATAATACTCTTCCATCTTATCAAGAACTTTTTGGGAACAAGGTCTCTGATAAAGAACTTCCCTTTTTATTAGTTTTTGCCAACAGGTCGGAAAATCTTTTTTCATTCTATTAATAAAATCTTCCCAAATCTTTCCACTACCAGGATATGAATCAAAACTATCTAATCCAAAGTGTTGTCCTACATAAAATGGTTTATGACCATCAAACTTATATTTTGCTATGATAGTGAATTTGTAAATTATTCCTATTTGTTTCATTGTTATAAATTTTTATTATTTATAACTGAACTATGTAATTACTTTTTATCATATCAAACTATTTTAAACAATAAAACCGTGTAACTACTTTAACTTTGTTACACGGTCTTATTAATTTCCCATTTAGTAAACCATCTCAGGATTTAAAGTCCATCAAATAAGGCTCTCTCAAGACTAAATGGGTTATGTAAAAATTTCTTTGGACGTTATATTAAAATCGGTTGTATTTGTTTTACCTACATCGTTATCAACCTTCATTTTTAAAACGGCAACCCAGGAAATGTAAATATTGTAATTTTCTATATTATAAACATTAACTATTTGCGAACTAATAGGACAGATGAGTTCATCGGTCAACGCATACATTAGCGTGACTTCAGAAGTGACTGCTGCTTCTGTCCTTTGGCAGAAATTAAAATCGGCAACGGCTGCCTGTGTTTCAACTAAAAACGGTTTGACTCATTTCTGTTTTCACTACCTTGCCAATATCCGTATCGACAGGAGTTGCTTTGATTGATGTCACGGCAAACAGAAACATAACCGACATCAGCATTAACAAAAACCTTTTCATTTTACAAAAAATTTAAAGTTTATAACGACTTTTTTTAACAGTTGGAGCTTGACTGTATCGTTGCTTTTTGCCCCTTAGAATTATTTAATATCTGAACTTTCCTTTTCGTAATTCACTCCATCATCTTCCGCTCTTAACCTTTCCGCTTCAGAAACAGGCTCAGATGATTTAGGTGCTTGCTCTTCTGTTTTCTCTGAGCTTTCGGTATCTTTACTTTCACCACTTTCTTCAGCTCCGAAAACAAGTTTGTAAACGATACATTTTCTTTTTTCTTCGCAACTTTCACATTCTTCACGGTCAATAACCATCCCCTGATTAAATTCAACATCAACGGCTGAATCGGCAATCATTTGTTCAGCTGCTCTTAAACCTTTTTGGAAATGTTCTTCAGCAACTTTTGAAATAATGGAACCGCTTTTCTTAACCGCTTCTTCAATCGTGTCGTTGACAATTTTCTGAACTTCTTCATGAGTGAATTTTTGTTTGGTAACACCCAAAACGTGCTCCAAATTATTCATCACTATTTGTACGGCAGCAGCTCCATCAACATTACCTCTTCTGCGATAAGTGTGATTGCTAAACCATAATGAATTCCAAAGCATCACCCTTTCGTTCTTGCTTAATAAAAGCGACAAAATTACTCTCTTAATTCTTTTCATTTTACTTTTGTTTTTTATTTGTTAATAAATCGAAACTTTTCCAACTTTCAGTATAAACCAAACTCCACTTTCCTTCATCGTCTTTTCTGATAACCTTAACATATCTTTTCCTAAAGTCTTCATCGGTCATCGGTGAAACGTTTTTCAACATATCCTGATATTTCCTGTTAGGAACTTGTTCTTCAAAAGAAGCAACCCTTACAACTTCTCCCTTTTTCCAAGGCTTCAATAAATGTTTGTTATACGGTGTTGACTCTGGCTCTCCGTTTACAACCAAAAACTTTGGTAACTTTTCTTTATTTGTTATTGCTTTCATTTTAATGATACTTCTTAATTCACCTTTATAAACTTTGTTAAACAGAAAGAACGGAAAAAGGCTTGTTTTCGCCAATCTCCGTTCTCGCTTTGTCAATTTGATTTTTCTTTAATGATTACTTCTTTGCCGATTTCTTTGCAGTTTTCGGTTCAATAACCTTTTTGATCGTTGAAGTTGGAGTGAATTTCAATGAATGACTTTCTTTTACGTCCAACGGCTGTTTAGTCAAAGGATTGATGCCTTTGCGGGCAGGATTCACTTTTTGTTTGAACTTTCCAAGAGTAGGCAGATTTACATCATCTCCGTTTTCTACGCAAGCCTCAACGATAACTTCACTCATGACGTCAACTACCTTGTTAACATCTGTTTGGGTTAAACCTGTTTTCTTTGCCACTGCGGCAACCAATTCATACTTTTTCATTTTGTTCTACAATTAAATTAAACATTTAAACACAGTATCTATACCTGTTCTATACTTCAATAACGTTGAAACCCTCTTTTTTCAATCGTTCTAACATGGAAGTCCATCGGTCATCTCTCATTTTCTCCGTTAAAAACCAAACGCTTACATCGACTTTCGGGAAACGCATACTTGAAGTCATTCCCTTATTTATGGTTATTCCATACTCCCAATGAGCTTTCGGTTTTTCTACAAACTGAATATCCTTTTCAATACTTTCAATTCCAAACAAAGACATAGAAATTCCAACGTCATCAAAATTTATCATTGACCTGATATATCTCTGTTTTTCTTCATCCTCATCCAAGTCCTCATCTTCTTCATCTTCATAATCGCTTGGAGTACTTGAAACGGTTTTTCGCTTCTTTTCTGGATAAATAGGTTTTCCACTATCTTCAGGAATTTGACTAACATTTACTTTCATAACAATCCACTTTCTCTAAATTCTTTCATAACATTTGTTTGAGCTCTTATAAAACTTGTAGATAATTCCCACGCTTCTTTTGATAACATACGAACACCTGCCATATAAAAATCCCAAAAATAGGTATCAATTGAAGTTTGAACTCCAAAAACTTCATAACTGACATTTTCTCTTCTCAAAGGAATGAATACATTCATATCATAATTTGATATATTTACAACCAAACCATTAATATCACTTTCGTTTTCAGCTCCGATAGCTTTAACAAATTTCAAAGTATGAATGTATTCTTGTCCGTCAAATGATTCTTTAACATTCATTGTCCTTAATTTCAAATCATCGCTCGTCAAATATCCCATCCCAACTCTATTTGGGTCTGGCAATATTTCTATTATTGTTTTTAACAACAATGGAGACAAAATAACTTTTCTTTCTCCGTATAACATTTTTGATAATCTGGAGTTGTTATTCATGAAATTGAAATTCTTACCTTCCAATTCTTCAAGCTCTTTTTTCAGAACCCATCTTGCTATTTTCTTTACAATTTTCATACTATTTTTTGTTTTGATGTTTTACTGGATAGGATAACTTTGATGGTTTACCCCCTTATGAATACAAGTTTTCCCCGAACCCCTTTCAAGATTCATTCAGTTTATTTGAAAAACTTGTTATACATGTACGTATGCATACGCAGGTAAAATCCCCCCTATAATCCCCCCTTCACGGCAATGTTTTCTTGCTGAAGTTTGTTTAATTTGTTTTGGTAATCAGCCAAGCCTTCACGCAACGTTGGAAGTGGGTGTTGGGTGTAATTTTCCATTTTACCGTCAAGAATATCTTGTATGATTTTGATATCTCTTTCTAATTGTAAAATTTGAATTGTTTTGTAATCTCTATTTTCCATATCAATATTTATTTGATTGCTCGTCATCTTTTTATTCTTATGAGATACGAACTAACGTTATACATTATAAAACTTTGTATCGGTTTTGTAATATGATTGCTTCGTCACCTTCCGCTGTATTACCTCTACTAAAAAAGAAAGGTTGAGAAAAATCTCAACCCCAAATAACATAATTCAAAAAATCAACCACGCCTTCCCACCAAGATAGGAACTTTAACATCAACCAAGAAAAGATAAAGAATAAAGAACCGTATGTGAAAACCTTCCACGCTTTCCGATATTCGTTTTTTAGTACTTTCTTACCAAACCGCCCATTGATTACATTAATAATTTTTTCCATATCTAAATTTGTTTGTTATTGTTTAAAACTTTGTTTACAATACAAAATTAGATAATAGTTTTTAAACGGCAAAATAAAAAGGGAAAAAATCTTGCGAAAATTCCCTTTTTTAACTAAATCAATGATGTTTTTACCACATAATGTTTACGCTGCCCGATATAACCGTAATTGAATCACCTTCTGGAATGAAAAAATATTCCTTTTCTCCTGCGGTCATCGTTATGTTAGAAGTGGTTTGTGAAGTCAACCTGATTGCTGAATCTACAGTTGCTTTAATCCTTACTAACTTTCCACCAAGTTCATGAGCTACAAGTCCAGGGGCAAAATCGTCTCCATATCCAAGCTCCATCCAAGGAACATTTGGGAATGATTTATTTGATTTCATATTTCAAAATTTTATTAATGTTTTACTACTAATAACTGAATATGTGTTATTCGTTTATGATAGCAATAATAACGCTAACAATACAACAGACATAATGGTTATCACAATTCCACCGCCTATTAATATTGATAACAATTCTGCTTTCTCTGGAGTCATGTTACTTTTTCCCATGTTATTTGATTTTTAGTCCATTTATAACTTCGTACCCATATTGCCATCTTAACCGCTCTTCAACCTCGCTTCTATCCTTTGCTTGTATTTCCATTTTGACTTGTTTGATTTGTTCTTTTCTGTGTTTACTTCCAAAGAACTTAATCTTGAACGTTTCCAAATCTTTCATTAGTTTCAATTGTTAAGACAGTGTTTTTAATTCATTAATTTTAGACAATATTTTTTCCTTGTATTCCGAACCAGCTCTTGGATTATGTAACTTAATAGCTCGGTTTATATCCTTATCTGGATTGTAATAACTTTGATAAATCTCAAACATTTCTAAACTTTTATCAATATCAACCCGACAATCCAATGTGAATTTTTCCTCTCCTAAAATACGGTTCACGTCTTCAACGTATATTGGCGTTATTTGTAAAATACCAAGGTCATTTGTTTTTCCTACGGCAAAAGGATTTCCCGAACTTTCTATGAAAATCAATGCTTCTACGAAAACATCCCATTCCGTCACTTCTTCTACCTCTTCAGAAATTTCCTCAATATCAAATTCTGTTATTGGATTGTTTAAATCGCAACCCAATGAAAGGGTAAAAAGACTGACCAAAAATAACTTTTTCATATCCTCAATAATATTAATTGAATATAAATGTTTACAAATGCTACTATTTCCACCCAAAATATTTTATCATCTTTATGCTTTAAGGCAAAATACAGCACCGCACTTATAGCTATACATAAAGATGTTAGAATAACATTTCCATATAATAGTGACCACGTATAACTTGCGGACAAACATATAATCGTTGATATATTATGGACTTTCTTTTCAATACTTTCATCCTTAAAATCTGGAGAACTTCCAACGAACATTAACGCTCCGCAAGCAGCAAAAGGTATGAAGTCCCAATCAGTTGGTAAAACTTCTATCCAATAAATCAATAAAGGCAAAGATGTAACCCAACAAAATAAAGTAAACAGGCTTGATAGATTGTATCCCTTCAACAAATAAGAACTGTCTGAAATACTTGTAGGAACTCCGAACTTTGAAATAACAAAAGAGTTGTACGCAATAAATGCGATTAACGAAATTAAAAATAATGTAATCATTTCTTTAAAGTTTTATTTGATTTCAATTCTTGTTGACTTCTTTCTTCTGGATGTCTGTTGAAATATTCTTCAATTACTTTCCAATTGTTTACATTCACTCCCAGTTCTCTTGCTATTTGATTGAGCTCTGGAAGAGTTTCAAAAACTGTTTTCCCTTTATTCGCTTCTAACATTTCTTCAACTTTTATTTAATAACTTATATTTGTTTTATAAAACTTTGTAAAATAAAAAAGGGGCAACTTTCGCTTGCCCCAATTTTCGGTTTACGCTACAGCTCTCAGCTGCGTCGGAAACATTTGAATTGTTTTGCCTGTTGTTGGCTTGTAAGCACTCCGCAAATCCTACTCATACGCTGTCAAATCCATTCACCCCCAAAATGAAGGTTTTTGAAGAGACACCTACAAACTCAGGGCTGCTGGTTAAGCAAATCCACCATCCTTTCTGAAAGGAGTGGAGGTGAGGGGCATCGAACCCCTGTCCAAACGTACTTTTTTAAATACTTCAACGCACTTACATATCTTATATAACTGTGTAAACAATTATTTTCATTACAATACTCTTTCATCTACGTGAATAACCATTTTCTTTACTCCGTTTGCGGAAACTTTTTTGACTACTTCGTCAATGAAAAGTCTTTGACCCCTGAATTCAACTTCTACATGAGCGTCAGAGTCATCCATTACATCCATCGGTTCATCACCCTCAGGCTTAAACCCTTCTTCAATTTTGTCCGCCAGAAATGACATTCTGGTGTAGTCAGCTCCTAAATCCTCAATGTATCCATTAGGATTGAGCTCATTAAATTTACTATCAGTTTTCATGTCTCTACATGTTTTATTGTTAAAAACTCTATTGCTTCTTGTACTTCTTTGTGAGCTGGTATATCATCCGATGAAGGTTCAAATCCTGCTAAATAAGCAGCTTCCAAAATCATATTGTCGTCCATCTCTAAAACGTTTGCCATTGCTAAATTTCCGTCCATGATTTCTATTTTTTTAAATCCGTTCTTTGTCCTTGTTTCTTATTCGCTGGATTGGTTCTCCAATCAAATTTCCCTTTCGTATATTCAGTCCATATCCAAGTGGGGTGCTTAGGGTGTACGTCACCCACTTTGCGGGCAGTTTTAGCTCCTTTATTAACGGTGTTAGACTTCTTATCAGCTTCCGCTTTCGGTTTCTTCTCTGCCTTTGTAGGAACTGGTAACTCATCGACTTTAAAATGATAGAAACTCATATCAGATTGTCCTACGAAATTCACCACGTCATAACCCGTGCCCGTGTCGTATGTTCCGCAAATGTTTTTCTTTACTAAACTTCCAACAACTCCCTTTACGGTCTTTACATCCCATTTCAAATCTTTTGCAATGTCGTTGCAATCAATGTCGCTGTAATCCTCTCCGAAATAAGAACGCAAGACATTATTCAAATAAACTACTAACGTCAATTCTTTTTCGGTCAACTTCAGGTTTTTGTCGTCAATGATATCCTTTACGGTCTTGGATTTAAAATCTCTCAAACGGCTCGAAACGATTTTGTAAATCTCTTCACTAATGTCATTCCCATCAACATTATCCAATGCCTTGAAATTATCCCAATTCTCAACAACCCAATTTGCCACTTCTTTATCTTTTTTGGCAGCAGGTCTTTTGCCTTTTGATAGGTTAGCCATCTTAACAGCTTTGTACTCGTTCAACTTCAAGATACGCTCGTCTATTACAGGAGCATAAAAGTCATCAACTGCTGGTTTATTTTCTTCGGTCTTTTCACCCATGGTTATACCAGCCGCAAGTATTGACTTGCCTTTACCATACAAATTTTCTTTCTTTGCCATATTCTTTGATTGTTTTACTTCTTGATTGTTAATAACTTTGCTAATAAAACTTCTTGTTAACCTCTTTCGTAATTTTCTGGTAATTCAGCATCATCCGTATTCAAAACAAACCAAATAACATAATCACTCAGTTTGTTATATGCCGCCATGTTTTCCTTTCCGTAATTCACTCCACCATCTTCAACCGAAATTTTAATGATTTCTTCTACGGTACTAACAATTTCATAAACATCATTAGCGTCAAACTCCTTTTCAAGACTGTTTTGAATAAGGTCTAAAAATTTACCGTAAAATGGAGTGATTTCAACTTCTTCAATTTCTTCTTCGGTATAAACTCCACTACCACCGCAATCATAGCAAGTGTATTCCATTTCTTTGTACTTAGCTTCAGCGGCATTACAATTACCGTTATTACAATAATCCCAAAACAAACGGCTGATTGCCCTGATAAGCTCTCCGTGTAATGTTTCTGATGAACCCGATGAGGGAACTAATTTGTCATACAATTCTTTATATTCCTTTTGGTACGCTCCGCTTTCATCCCAATAGCTTTTTCCCAGCTCCGTTGTTTTAACGTCAGGAACTAAAACACTGTTTACCTTTTCCCTGATACTGTCGTAACAATTGTTGTCTGAATGATTTAGCAATACGCTCAAATCCTTTAATTCTTTTCTTGATAATTCAATAGCTTTCATGATTAAATCTCCTATTCTTTAAATTATGATTGTCTGTTGTTAAATTCTCTTTCTGAAATTACGAACCCTTTTGGAGCAGTAATATGTCCTGAACCCTTTAAAACTACGCTCATGGTATTCCAAAACGCTCTATAAATCTTGCCCCCTGACCTTGCGTCCCAAGTCCAATCACCGCCTGATGCGTGATGTTCGTTGATAACTACGATTACAGAACCGCTTTTTAAACGGTCTATGACTTCCTGTTGCGGATTGGTAAGTTTGAAACTTTTATCGTTTAAACGCTCTTGATAAATGCCCCAAAAAATCTCTTGCGATTTTTCGGTTTCGTACTTTTTTAAAAGGTCTTGTAAAGTTGGAACTTTTACGTTTTCGGTCTTAATTGTTCTCCAATCAAATTTACCTTCTGCATACTCAGTCCAAGCCCATTTTCCGTTTTTGTGGATTTCTCCTACTTTTCTTGAAGTTTCCATTTTGTCGATTTTTAAGTGTTTTGTATTGTTTACTGATACGAAGTTACTAACTTCTTGCGGAATAAAAAAATTTTCTCCAAAGAATTTTTGGTAAATGGGCAAAATTTAACGTTTTTAACTTTTCTTTGCTACTTTTACCAATAAAAAAGCTCCGGACTTTACAGCCCAGAGCTTCAATCAAATCAATCAAGCAATCTAATTTCTACAAATCCTGCCACCAATATCTTTCGCCAGAGTCAGCAGGTTGTTTATTTTCTTCACCCTTTACTTTTACTTTTCTTTTTGTAGCCCATAAAGTATCATTGGGAACTCTATTATGGGTAAAACCTAAAAGTTGAATCTTGTAACTTTTTTCCGTTTCTCCTATTATCTTAACTGGTACTTGATTCTTTTCAAAAGTACCATCCCATTTATTGACTTCAAAATAATATGTTCCGTATCTTGTTTCCATTGTTATTAAAAAACTTTGATTTGCATTATTTCAAGTTACATGTGATATCCACGATAACCTCTTTTTATTAAAAAAACTTCCATTGCTTCGTCAAACAGTTTATCCTTTATAATAAGAAACTCATGAAAAAGGTCTGCTGCTTCTAAACGGTTGTATTGATTCTTATCAGCAAGACATTCTTTTAAAGACAAATATTTCTTTACATCTTCTCTATCATCCCAATTTGGGATATATGTTTGCATAAATTTTTGTAAGTCCATATCTTATAAGTTTACAATTGTTTTAAAGCATTTATTTCTTTTTCTTATACTGCTATAATATTCAGCATTATCTTATTTTATTCCAGCGAATTATAACATCCTTGCTTTCTACTCCCTCAAATTCTCCGTGCCAATTTTTCCTCACCCGACTTCTTATCTTAACAACATCAGGAAATACTTCTTGAAGTTTTTCTGCTGCACGATTACTATTGTCTAATGTTCTATAAGAAGAACAACCGCCATTAGTATTAGCTCCGGAAGTCTTATCAAAGGAATAGTGAAAATTTGTTATGGTATTATATCCCTGTTTAATAAGTGAGATATGTACGGCAAAATCTTCCTTAGTGCTCCAATCCATAAATCTTTGTTCTTGGCTGAGATATTTGTCTACATTAATTCCCCAAATAGCAAAAATCCTTGTATTGATTTTGTAATCTACTTTAACATCTCTGTTAAATGGTCGAAAACTTAATCCTGCCATAGCAAAGGTTTCCAAAGAAGTGAATAACCAATCAAATATTTCTATTTGCATATTTAACAATTGTTCTTTGTTAAAATGCTTTGGTATCATTTCATAAATACCTGACTTAGTAACACCATTATTACCCTTGTTCTTGGTTTGTAATCTGAGATTATCGTCCATAAAAATAACATTGTTAGCATTAGCGTTATGAATGATATATTCTCTTACTTCTCCGACGTGCGTACACTCTTCTGAATATTCTTGAATACTATTTACTTTGTCTCCCCATTCTTTCATTAATTCCCTTCTTTCTCCTGGATGACAATAAACATTAACAAGAGAACGTATTTCAGGTTGTAGCATTTTAAGAGTTGCTTGTTTGTTTGTCCTCCCCCTTGTTAAAATGGCTATGTAATAATCGTATTTCATTTATTTCTTTTTCTTATTACCGCTATAATATTCTGTGTTTTTATTCTTGTACTGCCCTGCTTTCGTCTTGCTCGGTGGCACTTTATCTTTTCCCCTACCTCTTCCCATATTACTACGGTCAATTTCCGTTTCATCTTCCGCCAAAGGTCTTTTTCGCTCCGCTTCCGCATCAAACCCAGCCTGACGTGCTTCCATTTCTTGTTTTTGTTTCCGTATCTTAGCCAAGAACAATTCTTTGGTACGCTCCGCAGAACTCTTTTCAACATCCGTTACATCTTCCGCTTTAACATCCATAACGTTGTCTGAAGCTGTACGCTCAATTGTGGAAAAATCGTATGCCTGATTAGATGGATAATTCATTTCAGCTTCTTCATCGTACTCACCCGATATATCGACAAATTTTGCGTAATAACTATTGTGTAACCCAGCAACCAATTTCTTAGTATCAAAGTTCATCCTTGCCGCTACACGCCCCAAAATGATTTCTTTTAAGTTGATTGTTTTGAGTATCTCTTTTTGTATATGATTCTGAATTGTTACTTCTACATTAACATCCAAAACTCCATTTATATTCAAAACATCTCCTTCAGCTTCCTTGCGAATTTGCTCTAATGTTCTCAACATAGAATTGTACGCATCTATTCCGTTCAAAGCAACGTATCTCGCTTTCATCTTAGAATACATCCAAGCAAGCTCCTCAAGTCTTGGTCTTTTATTATAAAGTCTGACATCGGCAACTCTATTCCTAAACTCTTCACGCTTCCGCTCTATATCAACAATGTACTTCTTCAGAATACCTTTAACATCATCCTCATTTACAATCACCCCATTATCCTCTCCCATTATCCTTACTACTTCGGCAACGGTAAACATTCTACCAAGCAGCTCAATAATATCTTCTTCAAACGGACTGAGCTTGTTAACGGCAACTTCATCCTTTTTCTTTCCACCATAGCAACCAGCTCTTCCAAAGGCAAGAGCAGAAGCAGTGGTTATCTTTGCCCTGATTACATTATACTGTCTTTTCAATTCCAATACATGTTCTTGTTCTTTGGGGCTGAGATGTTCTATGAACTTTTTCAATCTATGTGGTAACATCGCAATGTTTATTTCCTGCCCATCTGAACTTATATACATAGTATTGCGAATTGTTGGATGCTTTTGCAAGGCAAGCATTTTCTTATACTCTTTGGGATTTACAACATCCTCTGGTATCACTATTGTTTTACTATTATCCATTTTTTGTTTACGCTTTCTTGTTCCTTTTACCCTTTATATTTGTTTTTGTTATTGTATCGTTTGCGCTCCTTTGCCGTTTCTTAGTTTTTTTAATAATACGCAATCTTTCAACTCTTACGACGCAAATTGGATAATGTCCTTTTTGTTTAGGATAATCAGATATTTTTGTAATCCTTAAAGTTTTTTTTCTATCTATAAAAGCTGTGATTGGGTACTTCTGCTTTTGCGAATATATAAAAATGCGAAAGGACACTGGGGTGTCTTCTTTCACCTCAACGTCCTTATCCTTTTTTCTTAATTCCGTTTCAAGTTCTTTTGCCTTCATTTTAAAGTTATTGACAATTCATAATAATCTACAATTATAAGAGTAAGCAAAATTCTTATACGCAATGGTTATTATTACTTGGTTATCCTCGCCACTTACAAGCAAGTCCATCTTAATGTCTTTCCAATTGGTATCGGTAGCAATAGTCTCCATTACCGTATAACCGTCTTCATCGACATACGTTCTTAATATTTCATAGTCAATAATCTGGTCTTTTTCAGAGTATATTTCCAGTCTGTTGTCCTCCAGATAAAGGACAACTGGAATATCTACCTTGTCCGTTTCAATTTCTCCGTCAGGGTAGGCAATTGCAATATGATACGCTTTCATCTTGTACACATTCTGAGACATTACAGGCACACAAAGAAGTGCCGCAATTAATAAAAGTCCTAATCGTTTCATGCCATTCTTTATTTAATTTATTATTAGTCGCAAGGATGTCATAAGTTATTCCTAACCTACCAAACTTCAACCTCTCTGTTTACTGTGTCTTCAAATGTTTCTACCTCAACCTTGAAATTTTTATCATCTTCGGGTACATCAGATAGTAGTGTGTATTTATATATCTTGTTGGCTTCAATTGGGTCATTAATAGTTACCGTTTTATTCTCGTGGGTAAACACCACAACAACTCCTGTGTTGGTAGTATTATTCCGAATGTACTTTAGCCACCAACCATCGCCTGTTGGTATATAGCTTGTGCCGCTATCATAGTGTATAGGTGCATCAGGTATTCTATTACCTTGTATCATTACCGCTGCATAAGGATTCTCTACTACAACCTCTCCAACATTCGTTGTTTTATAGTCAATCTCATTCATCCCATATAAGTACAATGTATTTGTAGCTTGTGGCATTTGCTCTACCGCATCTGTCCATGTGTACCAATTGGGCGATTCAGGTTTATTATAATTAGTTACATAAACCTTATAGCTTAACTCTGGTACTACCACCTTCTGAGGTCCTTTTTCAACACTAATAGTTTTTACTACTTGCCCTGCTGTGTAGTCGCCCTTGTTTTCATTAGCTACGAAATAAGCTGTGTAGGCTGTTGGGTATTCATGCTCATAAGTACTTCTTGTGGTAGCTGCTCTAAACAAGTTACCTTCTTCTACATTAAAGTACTGTTTCATGTTAAGATGTACCTCAACATTAGGTACTACAACAATTACTTCTCTTTCTTTAGTACACCCCACAATTAGTGTTAATAGTACTACTGCTAACATTAAAATTACCTTCCGCATTTTTTCTTTAATTGTTTTCATCCTCTGTTCTCCTCTGTTATATTAATTCTACTCTTGCATAACGTTACTATCACGCCTACAACTCCTAAAAGTAATCCCCATAAAAACCCTTTAACGAAAGGTCTGTTCTTGCTTTGATAAATCATCCCCCCTGCTATTGCACACACAATCCATAATACTAATGCTTCCATAATTTTTGTTTTTTAAATTGTTTATATTTTCTTGAACCAAATTTTTGAAGATGTTTTTTTGTTCATTGATAATACGGTTTATAAGTTTGTTAGTCCATTTGTTTCTTTTCACTCCTGGTTTTAACAGAACTCCAATGATTTGCGGTTTGACCCAAACAGCTGATTGTAATTTACTTTCTACCTTTACAATTTCCTTTTTTAGCTTTCTCGGTATTTTCAAATTTTTCATAGCTTTTATTTTAAATCAAATTCTTTTGGAATGATTAAATTTGAAGGCAGATATTGTTCTTTGGAACTTTCGGTGCGATATTCCTCAATCACTTCCCAAAATATGTTTTTAATTTCTTCAACGGTAAAACCCGCCAACCCGCATCCTATCTTTGTAAGATAAAAAGTCAAATTCTGATGTTTTAATACAAAACCGATAAATTCATCAATATAGCTTTTAACCTTATCCAAAGGCAAGGTTTCAACGTTTCTGTCTTTTGTTGGAATAGCATAACTGTTCCCACTCAATCCATTACCCAATCCCATTTCCGCTCCGAACTTTAAAAAAGCAATGCGGGCAGCTCCTGCTCCATGAATTCCTGCTTCGTTACTACCGAATACAAAAATTTCATTCTCATCTAAATTAACAATATTTTCTGGCGTGTACTTTCTCATAACTTATTTGTTATTATTTTCTATATTCTCGCAATATTTCAAATATCTTTCCTCAAATTCTTTTTCTGAATTAAAACACAATTCTCTATCAGCTCCTGATTCTGCTAATTCAATATATATTTCTTCTTCATAAATATCATACCAATCTTCAAACGATAACAATTTTGATTCTGTTTTCATAACTTACATTTTTAATCATTTTAATAAGTAACTTTGAAAACAAAAAAGAAAGGGAACTTTTGCCCCCTTTTCTTTTTCGCAAACATCAAGAACATGGAAACATTATATCAATTAACAACAAATTCTTTAAATTTAAAACCAAGTTTTTCGCAAGTCAAAGGATTGTAATGAAATACGTCATAAACTCCTTTTGTTGTTATGAAACCGTATGTGTGAATCCTTTTGGGAATTTCTTCACCGACTGCATAATGAGTTTTAGTCAAAATAACGGTGTCTTCACCGCTTTCCTTTACGTCCGTCACACCTACGATTTTCCCGTGGGATACAATCATTATTTTATCACCTACGTGGAGTTCAATAGGTATATAACAAGCTCCCCCTGAATTATGAAATACTCTTGCTTCCATCTTTGTCTTCTTTTTTCTTTTTATCGGTTTTCTTTTTCTTAGGTACTGGAATGAACTTTCTTGGGCTTTCTTCAATCTCATCTTTAGATTTATTCAGCTCATCATCGTATGCTTTTTTGTTTATATCTTTCATAACATTCTCATTTACTTAAAATAACTTTGCCCTTAATGTCTTCTAAAAATACATTGCCCCAAACGTAAATCAATTCATGTTTAGCTCTGGTTACAGCTACATAAAAAAGGTTTTGTTCTTGTTCGTATTGCCAAGGTTGAGTTGCATATTTACTTGGTATTAATTCTGGTGCTAAAAAGAATATGCGGTCATTCTCCAATCCTTTCGCTTTATGAATGGTACTTAGTATAATGCCCTTTACTTCATCCGAAAAAATGCCTTTAATCAACTTCTTTAATTCATCAACGGTTT